GCTAACTGGCAAAACTCTACCAAATATAGAACAGTTACACGATATCTGTGATATTTGCAACTGCTCAGCAGAATGGATATTATGCTTAACTGACGAAAGGAGAATAAAATAAATGACTAGCAAAAAGAAGAATAGTATCGATATAGAATTAATTGTACTTAGGATTACTGTTTTTATAGGAACAGTTTTGATACTTCTATTAGTTTTACTCGCAATTGGAGATGCAATAGAAACTAAAACAGTTATTGAGACTTATAATACAATAGTTTTAGATAAATATACTAAAGTGTCTGGAGACAAAGGCTCAAATACAGCTTTTAAATTGGTTTGCTATGACGAAACTAATACAAAAATTAGTGTTACTGTTACAGAGCATGAGTATATTGATAATGATATTGGTGATGAGGTTACTTTTGATGTTGTTGAACATAAAAATAGATTCTTCACTAACATGAAATCAAAAAGATACGAATTGAGAGGTGGTATTAGACATGAGTCGAATTAAAAGAAACCCAGATATGCCTAGTGGTCTAAAACAAGCTCAACGTGTACAATGGCTTAAAGATAGGAATTTGTGTACATATTGTGGTAAGAAACCTATTGATAAAGATTCTTCAAAAGTTTATTGCTATGAATGCCTTGTGTATAGAAGAAATTTAAACAGAGCAAAACATGGGAGAGATAAAATATACTACCCATCTAAGAAAGAAGACTCCCTTTTGAAGTGTGCAATTTCAGCAGATGAATTAGGTGTTTCATATGGACAATATATGTTAATGAAAGGAAGTAATAAATAGTGAACATTTTATTAGGTTCAAATCCAATGCTAAGAATTACTGATGAGGAATTGCAAAAAAATATGGACGATGCCACTACATATTTTGAAAATTTTAAAAAGAGACAACAATTATTTTGCAAATTTTGTGGAAGAAAGACATATAATCAAAAAAGGATTTGTAAATATTGTAGAAAAACAAAGGAGTTTAAAAATGATTAGAGAATTTTCAACAGTAATGAAATCTAAAAGAAAAGAATTAAAAATTTCTATTAACCAGCTTTCTCAAATAACGAATATTTCAAAGTCAATGTTATATGACTATGAAAATGGTATCCGTGAACCAACTACTAAACGATTTTTAAAGATATGTGGTGTTTTAAAAATCAATCCAAGAAATTTCTTAAAAAATTAAAAAAATTTTTGACTTTCCGACCAAATCGGAAAGTTTTTTGTTATTATAATTATATAAAAAAATAAGAGTAGGTGAAATAATATGGAAAATGAAGTAGACCACCCAAAATATTACCAAAATAAGAATGGCAGGGAATGTATCGAAGAAATGATTATTTTGTTTGGAGAACAATCTGTCATTGATTTTTGCAAACTAAATGCATATAAGTATAGATTTAGAGCAGGAAATAAAGATGGGAATTCTAAAGAGCAAGATTTAGCAAAAGCTAATTGGTATTTAGATTATGCAGAAAAAATAATGCGTGGGTATTGGTAAAGGGTAATAACTATGATAGATTATAATAATTTATCAAATGCCGAACGTAAAAGACTTCGTGATGAATTTCCTAAGTTTGAATGCAATCCACCAACTTCATGCTTTAATTGCCCTTTTCTTGATTGTATTTCACCAAGTAACTATATTAGCCAAGCAGAAGTAGAATATCACAAATGTGCCGAATTTAAAACTGGTAAAAGAAAGAAGATAGGATATTGAGGAAAGCGTGTATTTATTGTGGAAAAATTCATGACAGAAAGATAATATGTGAAAATAAACGCAAACGATTAATGAGAGTTAGAGATACAAAAGGTGATAAGTTCCGTTCATCAGCAGAGTGGCAACATAAAAGACGTGAGATAAAAGAACGTGATATGTATCTATGTCAAGTATGTATACGTTCAGTTGGTTTAGATGTTAACCCATACGCAAGTACAAATACATCAGTACATCATATCATTAGCTTGCAACAGGATTTCAATAAAAGGCTTGACAATGATAATCTTATAACTTTATGTGCTTATCATCATAAACAAGCTGACAGTGGTAAAATACCTTCTCAAACTTTACAAAAAATCGTTGCAGAGCAGATGCCCCCCGAGGTTAAAGAATTTGGTTGTTAAATATCCTCTACACCAATGCGAAGTCATGAAATTAAAAATTCTTAAAAATGAAAATTCAAGGAGTATATTAAAAAAAAGAGGTGAAAAATATGGCTAGACCTACCAAATCAGCTAATTTGATTGTAGGAGAATATAACAAGGAAACACTCAATAGTAGGCTTGAGAGTGAAAAAAAGTTAAAAGGCAGTTGTGATAAACTTAAACCACCTAGGTATTTAACTTCACAACAAAAACAGATATTTAAGTGTATTTTAGAGAACTTAGAGTCTAGTGAAATTTTAGGAAATATTGATATCTATGTATTGACCAATTGTGCAATTACGATAGATAGAATTCAAACGATGGAAAAGGCTATCAATGAAGATAACAATTTATTGAACAATAAGACCTTTATGGCATCAAAGGATAAGTATAGCAAAGATTTTTTCCGATATTGTAATGAATTATCATTATCACCACAAAGCCGTGCTAAATTAGCTAACATTAACATTAGAACAAGTGAAATAGACCCTCTTTTAGAGGTATTGAATGACAATTAATGAAAGTAAGGCTTATGCATATGCTCAATGGTGCATTCAAAATAATAATCAATATATCGGAAAATATGTGAAAAAACAAGCTAAGGCTTGGCTAGATATTGCTGATGGTAAGTCTAATGTTGCATATATTGATGAAAGTATGTTCATTAAAATTTGCAATATCCTTAAATTAATGGTTCACCCAGATTTAAGAGTTTCAATCTATCAAGGTTTAGAAGATTATGCGTGGCTCTTAATAGTTGCAGTATTCTGTACTAAGTCCAAATCTGACAATTCAAGATATTATGAAACTGCATTGTTAGAAATTGCTAGAAAAAATTTTAAAACTTTTAACTCTGGTGTTATCTTCATCGTAGGTATGCTAATAGAACCTAAGTTTTCAAGATTCTTTTCTGTTGCTCCAGATTTAGCTTTGTCTTCCGAATTGAAATTAGCAATTAGGAAGATTATCAAATCTTCTCCTGCGTTGCTTAAACACTTCAAAATACAAGTAAAACTTATCATTTGTAAACTAACTGAGATAGAATATACTCCTTTAGCTTATTCAAATGATGGTATGGACGGTAAATTAGCTAATATATTCTTAGCTGATGAGGCAGGAGCGTTAGACGAATATCCAGTTGAAGCCATGCGTAGTTCTCAAATTACGATACCAGACAAGCTAGGTATCATTATATCTACTCAATATCCTAACGATAACAACGTTATGCTTGATGAAATAGATTATGCAAAGAAAGTTCTTGACGGCTTAACAGAAGATTGCAGAACGTTTGCATTGCTATATGAACCAGATATTGAAATACGAGGGGAATGGGAAAGTAACGATTTAGTTATATATCAATCTAATCCAGTTGCGTATTCCAACGAAAAGATTTTTGAAAATATCAAGAAAAAGCGTGCAATGGCTATATTGTATCCAAACAAAAAAGAAAACTATCTTTGTAAGCATAATAATATTATGTTTAAGAGTTTAGGTACAGAAAGTTTTGTGGATATTGACAAGGTTAAAAAGTGCAAAATTGAAGAAGATATCAATTTTTGGCAAGATAAAAGAGTATTTATTGGAGTTGATTTGTCACAAACAGATGATAATACTTCTATTGCAATGATTACATATCATGAAGGTATAATTTATGCTAAAGTTTTTGGTTTTGTTCCAAGTGATAGAATTGAAATAAAAAGTAATCGTGAACGTGTTGACTACAATAGACTAATTCGTTTAGGTGATTGCATCTCATGTGGTGAAGAAATAATCAACTATCAAGAAATTGAACAGTTTGTACTTGATTTACCTAAAAAATACGGAGTTGAAATAGTTCAGCTAGGTTTTGATAGATGGAACGCTTTAAGTAGTGTTCAAAAGTGGGAAAGTGCTGAAAATCCAATTGAATGTGTTGAAATTAAGCAACATTCAAGTGTCCTATCTCCACCAACAAAACTTTTGTATGAATATATTGTTGATGGAAATTTTAAATACTTTAAAAATCGATTATTAGAAATAAACTTTGAAAATTCAAAATGTACATATGATACTAACCTTAATAAATATGTCAATAAAAAGAAATCTACTGGTAAGGTTGATATGGTTGTATCATTAATTAATGCAGTATATTTGTTGCAACAGGAAATTTTGAATGGAGAAGAATTTACAGTTTATTATTAAGAAAGGTGGGGAAAATGAATAATTTAAAAAAGTTTTTTTCTACACTTTCAAGAAAGAACAAAGCGTTTGAAGATTCTAGCGAACCATTGTTAAGTGCATTATTAAAAAATAATAATATTGATAAGCAAAAAGCACTCGAAATACCGTCTGTAAAAGCATCAATTAATTATATCACAAAACAAATAGCTAGTATTCCACTTGCACTATATAAATCAAATGGTGACACAGTGACAAGAATATTAGAAGATGAAGACAACAGAGTAAAACTTTTAAATGGTGATACTGGAGATTTATTAGATAGATTTCAAATGCTTAGTGAATTCATTGCAGACTATCTATTATTTGGTAATGGATTTATTTACAAAAATCAAACGCTTAATAAAACATATAGTTTGCATTATGTTGATTGTAAAAGAATTTCACATACTTCCAATGTAGACCCTATTTTTAAAGATTGTGTTTATCTAGTAAATGGTAAACAATATGAAGAATATCAATTTATTAGAATTTTACAAAATTCTAAAGATGGAGTTAAAGGCAATGGAATTATTGATGAAAATGCACAATTACTTGATATTGCATATAGTTTGATGATGTACACAGGAAAAATGGTTAAGAATGGTGGTAATAAAAAAGGATTTTTAAAATCTAATAAAACACTTACACAAACTGCAATCGATAAATTAAAGGAAGCATGGAGAAAATTTTATGGTTCAGATAGTGAAGAAAGTATTATTATCTTAAATGATGGGTTGGAATTTAAAGAAAGTTCAAATACATCTGTAGAATTACAACTCAACGAAAGCAGAAAAGCAATCGATAATAATATATATTCAATATTTGGTTTGTCTGAAGAGATTGTAAATAGCACAGCTAAAAGTGATGTTATTACTGGTGTTTTTAAAACTACTTTATTTCCAATTATGAGTGCAATTGAAACTGCATTGAACAAATCTTTTTTATTAGAAAAAGAAAAATCAAGCTATTATTGGGCATTTGATACAACCGAAATCTTGAAAGATGATATTGAAAAGAGATTTAAAGCATATGAAATTGGTTTAGCCAATGATTTTATGCAAATTGATGAGGTTAGACGAATTGAAAATATGTCACCTCTGGGACTTAATTTCATTAAATTAGGTCTAAATGATGTCTTATATAATTTGGAAACTGGGGAAATGTACACTCCAAATACAAATCAAAGAGTGAATTTAGAAAATCCAAAAGGAAGTGGTAAAGTTGAATGATACTAAAATGCTCGAAAAAGTAAATTCTTTCACACAAAAGGAATTGACTTTAGATGATGTTTATATCTACAATGTTAGACTTTGTGATAATGATATTGATAGAGATTATGAGTGCTTTGCTGATAATTCTTTAACAGAACTTCAAAAATTATTCGTAGGTAAAACTGGAATCTTTGACCATAACGCATCAGCTAGTAAACAAGTATCAAGAATTTTTGATACAGAAGTGGTATCGGATAATAGTAAACTTACAATTGATGGTAGACCTTACAAATGGTTAAAAGGTTATGCATATATGATGAAAACACCCACTAACGCAGATTTGATTAAAGAAATCGATGGTGGTATAAAAAAAGAAGTAAGTATATCATGTAGTGCACAAAGTCATAAATGTTCAATATGTGGTATGGATAAATTTAAAAATCCATGTAGTCATTTGAAGAATAAGCATTATAGTGGTAAATTATGTTATACTATTTTAGGTGATATTACTGATGCTTACGAATGGAGTTTTGTAGCTGTACCTGCTCAAGTGAACGCTGGAGTTACTAAACGTTTTGTTTTGGATAATAACTCTCATAAAAATGAAGGTATAATCCAATCAAATATACAAAATATTCGAATTAGAGTTGAAGTTTTAAGAAAGAAAGGAGTCTAATATGAATATTAAATTCTATATGGAAAAGAGAAACGACTTATTGACAGATATTTCAAATATTTGTGATAAAGTAGAAGCTGAAAAGCGTGTTATCACTGATGAGGAAAATCAAATTGTCAGTAAAAAAATGAAAGAAGTAGTTGACATTGATAAGACTATTGAACTTGAAAACAAGAAGAGAGAACTTATCGATAAGCAATTTCCTTCAAATGAGGGTAATAGTTCTGAAGACAAAGCTATTGTTGAAGAAAAGAAGTTCTTAGATTATTTAACAAACAATACCAGTAAGTCTTTGAGTGTATCAGCAAATGGTGCGTTAATACCTGAAACTATTTCCAACAAAATTGTTGAGAAAGTATATGAATTATGCCCACTTTTAAAACTAATCCATATTGAAAAAGTAAAAGGTACTTTTACCATACCAGTTTATGATGACACTACTGATATTGAATGTAACTATGTTGATGATTTAACAGAATTAACTGAAAGTGCTGGAAACTTTAAAGAAATTTCATTCACAAATCAAATTGCTGGTGCGTTAACAATAATTTCTAAAAGTTTAATGAACAACACTGAATTTGACTTACTAAATTTTGTTGTACATAGAATGGCTCTTTCAGTTGCTAAGTTCTTATCTAAAGAATGTTTAACTGGTAATACAAAAATGCAAGGCGTATTTGGTGAAAATAATGTAACTAACAATATTAAATCCAAAACTTTTAATGATGATGCACTTATTACTATTCAAAATTCAATACCTACTGCTTATCAATCAAATTGTTGTTGGGTAATGAACAGAGATACTTTATTAAAATGTAAGAAACTTAAAGATGCGAACGGTCGTAGCTTATTAAACCCAGATTTAACTAGAGGATATGGCTTTGTCCTATTAGGTCAACCTATTTATATTGATATGTATGTTCCAGAGGATAATATATTTTATGGTGACTTAACTGGATACTGGTTAAAGTTCTCTCAAGAATTAGAAATAAGCGTTTTATACGAAAAGTATGCTACTAAACACGCTATTGGCGTATATTGTTACATTGAATGTGATGGTAAACCAGTTGAACAACAAAAACTTGGTGTACTTACAATTAGTGCAACTTAGTATGTAAATGTCTATGAAACTATTAGATATTACATTGGATACGGTTAAGGCTTATACTCATATTGATTTTGAAGATGACGATACACTTTTAGCAGATGTTATTATGCCCTCTGCTAAAAGCTATCTAACATCTTTCACTGGACTATCATTAGAACAATTAAATGAATATGAAGATGTTTCTATTGCATTTCTATGTTTAGTTTCAGATATGTATGATAACCGACAAACAACTGTATCGACTAATAAGATAAATCCTACAACTGATTTTATTTTAAATGCCCATAGAGTAAATTTTCTATAATTTGAGGTGATATCTATGTCAGCTGGAGATTACAGACAAATAATAGTATTTCAAAAGAAAGTTTTCCACATTGATGCTGAAGGGAATCAAGTAGAAACATGGAGTAATTATTATAAATGTCATGCGTATGTGAATAGTACTCAATATAAAAATACTCCATCATCTGAAACTTATGGTGGAAATATTAGACGTGAGAATGCTACTGATACAATTTTATTTGCAGTTAGATATTGCAAAAGAGTTGAAAAAGTGAATCCATATGAATATCAAATTTTATTTAACAATCATGAGTATGAGCTAATTTCTCTTGCTGATGATGTTAAATATTTACACAATGAGATAAGATTCAAGGCGGTGGCAAGAGATGTCAAAGGATAGTGGCATAGAGATTGAAAAACTTGCTAAAGAGGTAATCTCACAACTTGATAAATACGGTGAAGCTGTAGACAAGGCTACTAAACTTGCAGTGGATAAAGTTGCTAGAGATGTAAACAAAGAGATTACAAGTCGTGCGAAGTCTTTTAATAACAAACCATTTAAGCTAGTACGTTATGTGATGATAAAAATCAACGGACATATTAAGCGTGTTGCACTTAAAACTGGACGTTCTACTGGAAAGTATGTTAATTCGTTTAAAATTAAAACAGCTAAAGAGTCTTTAGGTATACACCGTAAAACGTGGTATGTAAAATCTCCAATGCATTCACTCTCCCACTTACTAGAGAATGGACATAAGTACAACATAAATGGTAAGCAAGGCAAAACTCAAGCATATCCTCATATAAAATATGGTGAGGAACTAGCAATTAAGGAATTACCAATTGAAATAGAAAAAAGAATTAAGAAAATTAAATGAGGTATTTAAGATGACAAAAGCAGAACTTTATAACATTTTATCAGAAACTGGGTATAAAGTAACATCTGTACGTTTCAAAAATGCTATTACTCCACCATACATATGCTATGAATTGTCTAATAAACGAGGAATTTTCGCAAATGGTGTACGAGTTGGCGAAGTTGTAGAGTTTTCAATTTACTTTTTTAAATTGAAAACGGATTTAGAAAGTGAAAAAGTGCTTGAAGAAGTATTTTTAAAGCATAATATAGCGTATAGTGTTGATTTACAATACCAATACGTTGAAGATGAGAACATTGAATTATTAATCTATAAGTTTGAAGATTATCAAGCGAAAGGAGTTTAAACTATATGGCTGAAACATTAAAACAAAATTTAATTAAAACTATATCTAAAGTTGGATATTCTATTTTAACTGTTTCTGATACAAAAGTAACTGCTGGTACAGTTAAGTGGTTACCTACATTTGAAGCTGGTGGCAGAGAGTACTCAGCAGACCCATCTGGTGATGTTACTGAGATTTATGCAGATGGTATTTGTGTTTACTCACAAGAGGATAATAACGGCTATGATTTAAAATTAACATTGTTAGCAGTTGTTGATGATGTATATAAAGATTGGTATGGCTTTGATAAAGTTACAAATGAAGCAGGAAAAACTGGCACTGTAGAGTATGCAACTGCAAAAACTTATCCAAAACTTGCAATCTGCATTTGTGAAGATACTACAAATGGTGTTGGAAAAACATCAATATTCTATTATTGTAACATAAATAAAAGACCATCACGAAGTGGAAAAACTTCAGAAGGAAAATTTGACCCACAATATCCACAATTTGAATTAGTTTCTCGCCCACGTCCTACTGATAGATTAGTAGTGTGGACTATTGAAGGTCAAGAAGAGTTCACTGAATTACCAGAGCCTCCAATTCAAACACAAGTTCAAACACAAGAAGGAAAGGAATAATACTATGGAAAAAGTTGTACAGTTTGGCGATAAAGAAGTAACATTAAAAGCAGATGCAACATTATTATTGAGATATAAAGCTGAATTTGGAAAAGATTTATTTGCAGAACAAGCAAAATTACAAGAAGCAATCATTAAAGATGAAAATGGAAATGCAGTTGGTACTGATTGGGACAAATTTGACAGTACAATCATTTTAAATATGGCTTGGGCAATGGCTAAAGCACACGATAAAACTATCCCTAATATACTAGATTGGTTAGATGGATTTGAATACTTTTCTCCAGTTATAATTTATCCACAAATAGCTGAATTACTTAGTGCAAATATGAAAGTTGATAGAAAAAACGATTAAGCAACAGAAACAATAGCGATACTTTTCCTACAACTGAGGAATTTATCGCTATTTTAGTAAAAAGGGGACTTTCTGTTGCAGACTTAGAACATTTTACAATTGGTATGTTATTCAATTTCTGCTATGCAGATGATAGATTAAACAGAAAAATCAATGGTGAAAATGTCACAGACCCCGAAGAACAATATAGAAAATTAAAGAAACTTGAACCAGAAATCACTAAAATGTATAAAAATGGTCAAGTTAATGAAGAAAAATACAACTCTTTTATTAAATCTATTACTGATTACGAAAGAGAGGAGGAATAATTTCTATGGCTGAAACAATTAAGGGTATCCAAGTCAAAATTGAGGGCAATACTAAATCTTTAAGCAATGCTTTAAAAGATATTGATAAAAACATCAAAGGTACTGAAAAAAATTTAAGAACGGTTGATAAATTGCTTAAATTAGACCCTAGCAATGTTTCTCTAACTGCCGAGAAAGAACAACTCCTCGCTAAAAATGTTGATGAAGTTGCTAAAAAACTTGAAACTTTGAAAAAAGTGCAAGGACAAATATCACAACAATACAAAAATGGTACAATTGGAACTGATGCATATTTAGATTTCCAAAAAACATTGGTAGAAACTGAACAAAAATATAATAAACTTACTAATGCTATTGAGGGCAATACTAAATCTTTAGAGGAAAACACAAATACATCAACTGCAACAATGAAAGATTATTACGAACAAGTAGATAATACTTCCAAAAGTGCAGAAAAATCTTCAAATAAGCATGAAATTCTCTCTAACACTTTAAAATCATTAGAAAAAGGTGTTAAAAGTGTAACTTCTGCACTTGGGAAGATGGCTATTAATACTGCAAAAGTAGGATTTGAGGCAATCAATACTACTGTACAGAAATCAGTGGGCTTATTTGAAGACTACACTAAACTACTTACAGGAGTAGCTAGTGCTGTAACTGCTTTTTCAACTGGTGTGGGTACTAGTTTCACTGCACAGATGTCAACAGTGCAATCTCTACTTGGCTACACGGACTATTCTCAAGAGCAATTAGAGATAATGGATAGGTTAGAAGAAAAGGCTAAACAAGTTGGTGCAACAACAAAGTTTACTGCAACAGAAGCAGGAAAAGCACTTGAATACATGGCTATGGCTGGTTGGAACGATGCTGAAATGCTTGATGGTATGGACGGTATTGTAAACTTAACAATTGCATCTGGTGAGGAATTAGCAACTACTTCTGATATTGTAACTGATGCACTTACTGCTTTTGGTTTATCTGCAAAAGATAGTTCTCGCTTTGCTGATGTTTTATCTGCAACAGTTACCAATTCTAATACAAATGTATCAATGTTAGGTGAGGCTTTCAAATATGTAGGTCCAATGGCTAATGCATTAGGCTATTCTATTGAAGATGTTTCATTAGCACTAGGTCTAATGGCTAATGCAGGTGTAAAAGGTGAACAAGCTGGTAACGCATTGAAGACATCGTTAGCAAGACTAGCAAGTCCAACTAAACAAGCACAAGAAGTTATTGACAGACTTGGTATCTCATTAACAGACGAAGACGGCAACACGCTAGGCTTTGCAGATATGCTAGAACAACTAAGAGATAAGCTAAAAGGTGTGAGTGCTGAGCTAGTTAATGCAGATGGTAGCTTAAAAGAATATGAAGAAATTGAAGAAGAATTGCAAGGTAAGAATGAACAGTTGCAATTAATTTCTGATGCTTCCAATCTTTTTGGTAAAAACCAAGTAGCTAGTATGTTAGCATTAGTCAATGCTTCTGATAAAGACTTTCAAGCATTAAAAGAAAGTATTGATACTTGTAAAGGTTCAGCTGAAGAAATGGCAGAGGTTAGAATTGACAACTTGACTGGTGATGTCACTATCTTAACATCAGCAATGGAGGGTGTCGGATTATCTATATTTGAGTACATAGAAAGTCCACTAAGGGAACTTACAACTACAACTACTAGCTTGATGGATAATCTAAACAAGAACATTGGAGATGGGTTAAACTTTTCTGCAATGAACGTTAATATTAGGGAATTTGCAAACAAAATTGGAAATCAGTTTAAATCTGCAATGCCTAGTATTAATTCAACTATTGAACAATCTTCCAAGCTACTCAATGCTATAATAGAAAGCACATTAGAAAATGCGTTAGACTTAGTCCCAAATGTGATAGGCTACGGACTCCCAAAGATTATTGACAGTTATTGGAGTTTAGTAGATAATATCATTAGTCAAATTTCTCAATCAGCACCAACTTTAATTGAAAATGGCGGTAAAGTAATAAACTCTTTTGTTACTGGTTTAACTGATGCTAGTAATAACATTAGAGAAGTACTTCCAAATGTAATTAATAGTCTCAGTACTGGTATTACAAATATTTTTCCAAATGTATTATCGATGGGTAAAAGCATCTTAGGAACTATCGTAACTGGCATGACAGAAGCATTACCAGAGATTTTAAATGTTGGAACAGAAATATTTAGTTTTATGAGTAATGCACTGCAAAATGCTCCTGAGCAACTTGCAACGCTATTAGATAATGTACTGCGAACTGGTTTAGCAAGTGACTTACCAGTATTTATATCATCACTTAGTGGAATTATAGATAGCGTTATTGAAGTGTTCTCTAATAGCGATGTTATTTCTAATTTTCAAACGATTGTAAAGGTTGTAGGAAATTCAATTATAAATGGTCTTACTGAAATAGTCCCAGAAGTAGTTGCTTTTCTACCTACATTTTTAGATGGATTTATACAACCAATGTTAAATTTACTAACTGATAGCGACTTATTAATGACTATAAGTACAACATTTGCAGATTTACTAACAATTACAATTGATTTCTTAGCACAGAATACTGAACCTTTTGTTTCAAGTTTAGTCCAAATAATAACCAGTTTAGCAGATGCTTTAACCGAAAATGTAGATGTTATACTACCAGCTATATCGACAATGATAACAGGTGTTTTAGTAGGTGTTGCTAATAATATTGACAGTTTACTCACAAGTCTTCTAGATTTAATAGGAGCAATTGCAATAACTCTTACATCTCCAGAAGTGATTACTCCTTTACTTGATGGAGCAGTAACATTAATATCTAAAACATTATTTGCCATTATTGATAATCTAGCACCTCTCACAGAAGCAATAACAAATATATTTTTAGCAATGGTTCAAATTGTTGCAAATCCAGAAAATTTTGCATCAATTTGTGATGCTGTTTTTGAATTAATTTTTGATGTTATTAGTGCGATACCTACAATGATTGTAGGATTAGCTAGTGCCTTAACTAGTTGCTACACAACATTCAAAAACTGGTTTAGTGAACAGGATTGGGGAAGCATTGGCATAGATATTTTACATGGAATTATTGGTGGAATCGAAGATGCTCTTAATTATGCAAGTGAATCTATTTCAAATATTGGTAACAAAATCGTTGGATTTTTCAAAGATGTCTTTGATATTCATTCTCCATCAAGAGTTTTAAAAGATAGTGTTGGCAAGTTCCTACTGCCTGGTGTTTCCGAAGGTATAGCCGATACAATGCCTGAATTTGAAAATGATATAAGCAACGTTAGTGATACTGTTGTAAAATCAATGAAATTTGGTAATATTGAAGGTACTATGACTACTAATTTAAGTAGTGTCCTAATTCCTACTATTCCTGCTTTACCTGATACAGATGGGTACGGTGGCTATAGTAATACAATAAGCAATATTAACAATAATACGAACAATTCTTATTCAAATTCGTATGGTAGCATCTTCAGTGGTGCGAATATATATATAAACAATGATAACGACATTGAAACTTTAGCACAAAAACTACAATTCTATATGCAACAAAACGAGATGGGAGTAGGTGTAGGATAATATGTTTTATAATTACTTTATTTGGAATAACATATCCAGTTTAGAATATGGTTGGATAAAAGAAACGCCATTCCCATCTAGTTCTACGCAAAATTTTGAATATACTGCCATTCCTAAAACAGATATGCTATTAGTTGTAAATAAATTTACAAGAAATAAAATATCTTTAAGTTTTGAACTACAATTAAAAGATAGACAAAAATACGATTATGTCTATGCTTGGCTAAATGGTGCTAATAAACAAGGAAAACTAATAATATCTGATGATTTAAATAAATTCTATTATGCCACTTGTTCTAGTATCAAACCGAAATATCAAAAATACAATATATCTACTCTTACTATTACTTTTGATTGTCAACCATTTAGATATAACATTAGTGATGAACCAATATCATTATCAACTAATAGTTCAATAAATGTTGGTGGAAATTACTATAGTGAACCCAAAATTAAAGCAGTTGGTAGTGGAAGTGGTAATATTGTAATCAATAATACAACATTACAATTGTATAATATTGATGGATATTATATTGTTGACAGTGAAAAAAAAGTAGTCTACAAAGACAATACAATATATTTAAATCAAGCTGTTGGTACATTACCAATATTTCAAGTTGGAAATAACAGTATATCATTTAACGGTGGAATAACTTCATTAGAAATTTGGAAAAATGAAAGGTGGCTATAAAACATGATGACTAGTACATTTATTTTTGCTAACCAAAGTAGCTTTAGTTTATCATTAACACCATTTTCAGCCGATAAATCTACTACAGGAACAATAAAATGGGGCGATGGTTCTACAAGTGAATATCAATACGGATATAATAATCACACATATGAAAAAGGAGGAGAATACATTGTAACGATTACAACTACTGATTTTACAGAAACTTGTGGAGAGTTTTGTGCAAATAATCAATACTTAATCAGTGCAGAATTAGATTTCAATATAACTAAGATAGCATCAGGAACTTTTTATAGTGCATCTAACCTTGTAACCATTAAAATTCCTTGTAATGCTGTTGTGGAAGATGGTTCTTTCACTAATTGTGTAAAATTAACTAATGTAATGTTCGGAAGATACAAAATACCCTCAACAGTATTATTAGAAAAGCATGGAATACAATCATTTTTAGGTTGTACTAGTTTAAAAAATATATCGTATTATACTAATAATACAGAATTGCAAAATACTGTTGTATCTAATTATTTTATAATGAATACAAGTAATGATAGTGGCACAACGTATATTCCAGTCGAATATAAGGCAACGTATGTACCTACTGTTATTACTGATATTCCAAAATCTAATTATATTACTGTGTATGATATGTGCGAAACAAATTTTTCACACAATGGACTTAGGATTTTAACTCCTGTATCTGGAAGTATTACTGAAAAATTAAATGGTGACTATTCTCTAACACTAGAACACCCAATTGATGACTTAGGAGCATGGAGAAGTTTACTTGAATTTAATATCATTAAGGCAAATGGACAACTTTTTAGAATATATAAAAAAACTACGTCTTTAAAGTCAAGTGGATTAGCAACAAGAACTGTATATGCACAACATATTTTCTATGATTTAGCACATAAATTAATAAAATCATGTGATATTACAGGTATGGCTGGTCAACAAGCATTAGATACTATTATAGCTAACATTTTTGAAGATGATATTGATGGAGCATACAGAATGTATGACTTTAATAGATATAGTAATATTTCTAATGTAGTTAATGCTTTGACAGAGTTTCAATTAACCTCTCCTGTTGCGTGTATGATTGGAGAAGATAACTCATTTATAAATCGCTTAGGTGGTGAATTATATCGAGATAATTTTTATTTTTCAATTTGTGATAGAAAAGAAGGTTCTGTAGATAATGCTTTTAATATTATACATGGTATAAATATGCTTGAAGTAGAAGAAAATGTTGATTATTCGGAATTTTGTACTTATTTACACACTGAGGATAATTATGGAAATACTTATGCCGTTGCATATGTTCCAAATGGTCGGTTTCCTCATAATTACGCACAAGGAAAGAAATTTAATTATAATGAAAATAATATTGAGGCATTAGGACTAGATATGTCTTCATATTTTGAAGAACGTTGGACACCAAAAATCACATATACTGTTAAATTTGCTAATTTGAAGAATAGTGAACAATACAAGGATTTTCTTAATCTTGCTAATTACAATGTTGGTGATAGTGGACTTATCTATTCTGAAGAACTAGGAATTAATACAACACAAACAATTATAGAAAAAACAATTAATATCCTAACTGGAGAAACAACTTCAATTACACTTGGTAATTTCGCTCGTTCTTTAACTAGAAAAGAACGCTATTCTAATACTATTACAAGAGCGGACAACATTATAGATAAAGTTGTATCACCCTTACGAGGTGTAAATGTAAATGGAGAAGAAGAACTAAAATCTTTAGCTAGTCAAGGAAAATTATCACAGAATGCAGTGTATTATGATATTTCAGAAGAAGAGGATAGTCAATCATGATGAAAAACATTTATAATGGCAGTAGTTTTCCACCGAAAAATCTTTATAGAATAGTAGAAGATGGAAGTCCAAAAAAAATATTAAGAGCGTGGAGAGCAACATCAAATAGTGAATTTATTAAAGTTTGGGATATCGGAAATGAAATAGATGAGTATTTAAGTAGCAACTTCACAAATGATTTAATTAGATTCTATAATGTTAGCTATAAACAATATGTGTCATTTGCAGATGTTCTATGGTATCATAAAAATAAAACAGATGCGGAGTATATAAGGACCCCACTTACATATTATCAAGAAAATATTATTGATGTAGAAACAACTTTACCAATCTATAAAACTCCAAATGGCTATCTTGTTGGATTAGAAATTATGGGAAATTGTCCTACTGAAAATTATCCAGTTAAAATAAAATTTAAATCTCCTAAAACTAACGATATCTTAGAATATCAATTTACTGTATCATGTTATAATACATCTGTTGTAACATTGATTATTGATACAACAAGAACTCAAGATAATAAGATGACTGCATATTTTACTAAACAGTGCCTTACATCAACTGAAAAAGTTGGTGACAATATATCAATTTTTTGGAATGATGGTACAGGCACATCTTACTTAACATATAATAACACCACTGCAATACATACTTATGCTGATAGTATAAAATCAGTTAGGATTGTGTTATCTGGAAGTTTAGAATATTTACAACAAGGTTTTATTGGAAATCAAATATATGTTACTAATATGATTATATCAAACAAAATAACTAAAATACATGATTATGCACTTGCTAACTTTGAGATAATTTCTATTACTCTACCAGATACATTGCTTTCTATTGGCTCATATAGTTTTACCAATTGTTCTAAATTAACCTCTATAACTATTCCTGATAGTGTAATATCTATTGGAGAACGTGCTTTTGAAAGATGCTTGTCTTTACAATTTATTAGCGTTCCTGTTACAATCAAAGGGAACTATTTTGTTTATGATACAACAAAAGAAATATATTGTAGAGGAACTATTGCAAAGTGGATTGATAACGGAAAGTATTGGTATTTTGACGGTGGACAAGATGGAGAACATAAAATATTGTGCGATGATGGATATATCACACACATTGGCGACTATTTAAATCCAGATGGGACTATTGTATCTGGATTGCAATATAATTACTACTAGAAAGGATTTGATTATATGTTTGCTCAAACAGAAAAAATAATGGCAAATAAGGAAAAAGAGATATCTATTATTGGCGAAGGAGTACACATTCGTATTGAAAATCGTGGTGATGGTATCGTGTATGCTAGTAAATATCCTAATGTAATTGCTGAATCAAATGATGTTATAGCAATTGATAAAGGTACAACTAAGTTAATCCCTAACGTATGTGTGCATAGTGAAGTAGATAATGAACTAGCATATCGTGGTAATATATATGTTCTTTCTACTACTGAAACCTCAATAGAGATTACTACTACCAACAACTCAAATTTTAGCTATAAAGTGAGAGGGGGTGGTTCTGGTGGTAGTGCTTTTACAGAAAGTAAAAATTTCATTCGAGTATTAGACGATAATGTTGAAATTTTCATAGGAACTAAGGAGGAAATCTAATGGCTTGGACGAATGGATACAGATTAATTTCAAATACTGGTACATGGTTAGAATTTTTTAACGCAGTAAAATCAGCAATGCAAGAAAACACTGGATACAATATCATCAATGATGATACCGACTATAGCTTTACAATAGACTTTGGCAATGGTTTCACTTGTGTGGTTAGTGATATTGTTATCACTGGTGAAAGTATTGCAACAAGGTCGAATACACTAAAACTAATGATATATCAAAATAGTGTTTTACAAAATAGCATTACTATTTCATATGGTGGAAATTCTGCCCAAGCAGAAAATACAACCAGAACTATATCAATTTTTACCTATTCCAACGACAAGATTAAAATTTTAGGAATTGACCACTACAATTCTTCTATTCCTTATATTCCATTATCATCATGTTCTTTTATAGAGTGTAGGTATAAGGATATCGCTACTAACGAGGAAAAGAATATATTTAAGATACATAATACAACTATGTACGATTTAAATGGCAATAACTTGGTTTGGACAACAACTTTTAGTAAGGCCTCAAATGGCATAGTTTTGCTAAACGAACTAATTACACAAGGTTCGGAAATAACTGGATATCTACCTGATATATATAACTGTACAACCGTACAACCTTACTCTCACTACATGATAAA